CAGCAATTTGAGCAGAGGAAGAAAGTAAGCCATCAATCGAGATAGAGCTAGTAGCTATAGTAAGATCTATAGTAGAGTCGTCTTGTTTAGTAAATCTTATTGTGTTAGTAGTCGAACCAGATAAAGCTGCATTTTTTATTAATGAACCTGTTATAGAGTTTAATGCTTCAAATCTTACGTTACCTGATCCAGATATATCAGTTTTTAAAGCATAGGATGATGTTGCTGCATTTAATGCTTCGAATCTTACATCACCTGAACCAGATATATCAGTTTTGAGAGCATAAGAAGAAGTAGCTGAGTTTAATGCTTCGAACCTTACGTTGCCGGATCCTGATATGTCTGCTTTTAAAGCATAGGATGATGTAGCGTCTAATATTGATCCAGTTATAGCTTCTACTGTATTTAATCGAGATTTTACTGAACCAGACTCTAATAATAATCCATCAACTCTATCATCTGTTCCTCCTCCTACAACGTATTCTAAAGCAGTTCCTCCAGCAGGATGTAATATTAAAGTATCAGCGTCGGGTTTTGACCCAGATAAAATAAACTGGTTTAGGTCTAAAGTGTCTCTAATAGCTTTATTAGAAGCTGAGCTGAAAGTAGAAGCAACAACTAATCTATCTCTAACTTGAGCTGACGCAGAAACTATACCGGCATTAAGAGCAGATATAGCTACATTAGATAAAGAGCCAGAAATATCTTCTGCAATTTGAGCAGATGAAGACAGTAACCCGGCTTTAAGTGAACCTGTATCTATAGTAACATCAAAAGTACTACTATTATCTTTTGTAAAAGTAATTATATTGTTAACTGCAGATGCAGTTATTATCCCTTCAGCAAAGTAGGATGCCGTATCAGCGTTTGATGAGCTTACTTCCTTAGTTATTTCTACAGAAGAAGACATTGCATAAGATGCTGTTACTGCATAAGAAGATGAAACTATTTCATAACTATGAGTAATAGGAGTTATACTACCTGTAGAAGATAGTGAGAAAAGTTTTAAAGTATTTCCACTTATAGAAGCTGAGCTATATGTTAGCGAGGCACTTTCTAAAAGAATGGATTGGTTGTTATCCAGCTGTACATAAGTAAGTTCTCCATCAGGGTTTCCTAATCTTAAAGTGAATTGTTTACTCATTATATATCTAATTTAATTTGAATAGTTAATTCTGTTTCAGCTGGTTTATGTAGTGGTTGACTCAGTTTACCTATTGCTATTAATTCGTTTACGTCGTTATAAAGACCTACGCTACTAATGTATGGTTGAAAATCAGAACCACTTACATTGTTTCTCAGCCTGTTATTACTACCGGTAAGTGCAGAAGGGTTTAATGTGTGGTTAAACTCATAGTCTGAAACTTTAACGTGGTAGTTATATGTATAAATAGGTTGATTAGATTTCCAGGAAAGTATTCCTAGTTGAGGGTTTTCGATAAAGTAGTCAGCTACATCATTATTAGTTAAAATTACTATACCATGAGAATAGATAATATTACCTATAACACCGTGTTGTTTAGAATTTATTAATTCAAGATTACCTTCTCCGTCATCTACTATAGCCTCTAGCCCATTTAAATAGCCTGCAGCACCAATATCGGCAGCATCTATATATCCAACTTCTACATAATCAGTACCTACATAATCTTCCTGTGCTCCTGCAACTACAGCATTGTATGCCGGTATCATTTTAAACGACCCAGGTTCAATATGAGTACCTATTATATCTCTAGGAAATGAATATACTGATGCTGATTGGGCTAACTTTCTTGAGCCTGTTCTTATAAGAGTTGAAGATTCATAATGATCATATAACTTTAAAGAAGAAGTGTAGGAAGTGTTTATTGAGTTACCAAGTTCTGCTTGAGTCTTATAGTAGGGTTCAATAATAGATCCATTCGAACCATAGTCTCTATAGTAAAGCTGTTCTAAACTTCTGTAAGTTAATTTAGTTTTAAAAGAACCTTGATTATTAATTCTACTTTCTGAACGACCGTGGTCAGTATCATTAGTTAGCGTATAAGGAGAGGAACCCGATATAGCTGCTATATGTTGAATACCAAGAGGAGTAAGGTCTATAACTCCACTTCCTGAATAGTACCAGTTTTTTTTAGCTACATATGTTGATACAAATGCATCTTGCGACTTTAATTTTTTGTATGCACTCATTCATTAATAGTCAAGCTTGATTCTTATCAAAGTTTCTTTTGTAAAATCTTTTAATAAAGGAGTAGAAAGTTTAGCTACTGCAAGTAAGTCGTTACTGTCATTATATAATCCAACTTGAGTTAAGTATGATTGAGGATTGTCAATCATAACGCTATGTCTTAATTCTCCTGAACCTGTTATATTAGACGGGTTAGTTGAGTAATTAAATTCACTGTTTCTTGCTCTCACAAATATAAAGTTTGAAGTAAGAGTTTCGTCAGATCTTAAAACAAATTGGCTTCCTGAATTAAGAGAGTTTATTAAATTAAGGTTATGGTTGTGAGTACTATAGTTAGAGTTATCAAACGCTAATGCACCAGCACTTACGTCTAGATAATTACTAGAAGATAGCATCTCAGCGTTTAGTATAACAGTTCCTATATCTGGGTATAATTTTCCGTACTCTACTGTTGTAGAATGTACTACTCCTGCTGCTGAAGCTGAATATAAGCTATATACTCTTCCTGCATCTGTGAATGTATCTGCTGTAAGATTTTTGCTGTTATCTGTTAAGTGTAAAGTAGCTAAATCAGCTGTAGCGTTTCCTCGTAGTTTTAAAAGTAAAGAACCAGGAAGAATTTTCTCTTTAAATCTAGCTCTTTGAACTGATAAAGCGTAAATACTGTCTGGTGTTTCTAAAGTACCATTGTTATCAAAAGTAAAGTTAGTATCTTCATCACCGTTAATAAGTGTTCTAAACTGTCCATAAACTGTTGAACTATATGCTTTACCTACTACTCCTGCGTCGTATAGAGCTGAACCGCTACCGACTTTATTTCCGTAAGCTACTGAAAATTGTATTTCTTGAGTAGCAGCATCTGCATTATTAAATACATTAAAATAGTATTTTCCACTATCTGCTGTTGTTTGGCTTGAAGTATGAAAAGAGGTTAATTGAACTGAACTGTTGCTCCATGCCGGAGAAGTTATTGAGTCAGCGCTTACTACTATATCGTCTTGATCGAATCTTCTATATGACATAATTAGTTATTTACTTTAGTTATAGTTACAGGTATTGTTACTCTAGCACCACTATCTCTACCTATTAAAGTAACAGTAGTTTGAAGTGTTGTACTTGATGTACCGAATAAAGTATTTACCGTAGTAGCTGTAAGGTTAATTGATGTACCTAAAACTGTTTTAGAGACGTTAGTACCTAGTGTTGTCTTAGTGTTAAGCTTTTCTGCTTCATCTGTGTTTATTCCAACTCCAGTAAAGTTAGATAATACTCTAGCATCCGCTATAGTTGCTGTATATCCTCCTGCTTCGAAAGTAGAAGTTGCACCTAGATAATTTAGTGTTTGAGGAGTAATAGCAAGAGATGCTCCTTGTCTCAAACTTATAGATGCATAACCAGCTTCTAACAACGGTAGTTTAGATGTACCTCTTGGTAGTGTAGCTAGTTTATATTTCATTACTTGAGTTTCATCAGGAAATGCTTCTAGTAGTGGCATGTTTTCTATTGCTTGACCGTAGAACGCTGAACCTGATGCATGATCTGGGTTATATAGAGTGTAGTCTATTTCATCGTCCGCTAAAGCAAACTGTGTGATTTTGAATGAGCCATCTCCTCTTGCAAGAAGCTCTCTTCCTTTTTTTGTTAAAATTGCGTCGACTGTTACGACACTGTTATTTAAATATCCCATTTTGTTTTTGTTCTTTTATATAAATATATTAGTTTAAAGTTTTATAGTAAGTTATTCGAGCTTGAAAGTATTTCATAGAATGTTTTAACATTAGTGAGTTCATTTCTACCATCATTAATAATAGCAGCGTTAGTTCTGCCACTATCTATAACGTCTAGAGCATATTCATTTAAAGAAGCTATATAAGACCCACTGACTTTAATTACATCTGCTCCATCACCTGCTCTCAATTCAAACGGACCTACTAAACTGTTAGATTCGTTATAGTATCGATAAAAGTCTTGATTATCTAATGTTTCTATCATTACTGTAAAGATATTATCACCAGACTGTACTCCAGGGTTAGTAGATGGATTTGCTTCATAGAAAGCTTGATAACCTTCTACTCTTATTACGTCATCAGTATTTGGTAAATAAAGTTTAGATTTAGTTATACGTTTAAACTCTTTACCAACTAGTTCATATACGGGTTGAGATGAAGGAGGTATATCAGTTTCGCTTCCTTGAAAATATCCTCTCAATCCTGATCTTAAAGTAGCAAATGGAGGATTAAAGTAAAATAGCTCTGTTTCAACATTAGATTGAGATCTTATAGCACTAGAAGATTCAGTCAGTTTATATTTTATAGCGTTGAATCCTTTAAAAGATAATGCAGGATCATTATAAAATAAACTACCGCTACTTAGTTTAGAGCCTTCGTATCTAGGTAAAGTCCAAGACTTACTATAGATATTAGACTCTTGAAATGATGCTGTTGCAGCAGATCCGCTCATAACTGCATTTAGGTTCTGAGGTGTTAATTGACTATTTGTTTTTACTAATTCAAATACTCCATTGGAAAATCCGCTTGAACCTGTTTCATATCTTTGAATTCGTCTTATATTTACTGCGTTATTAAAAACAGCGTTATATTCACTATTCTTAAAAGTAGTAATTTTAGGTGGTGGAGTTAAACTTGTTTCAGTACAAGCTCCTTCTGCATCTGCTAGAGAACCTGTCACAGTAGGAACTACTTCATAGTAAAAGTAATTAGTTTTATCTTGTTTATTAAATGTACTCAAAGTATCACTACCAATAGTAAATAAAGATAAATTAGATATGGATTCAGCTCTGCTGTTACCATTGCAGTCAAATATACTTATAGTCATTCCAACTACAGATGCTGTAACTGAGGTATCTGCACCTGTTGAGCCTGACCATAGAAATCTTGCTTCTCCAGATTCTGGCGCTGTGTTGATAAAATCGTTGACTTGTTGTTTAGTTGCCATTTTTATTTAATTATACAGTACATATACTACCGGTAGAGAATATACCTGGGTTACCTGGATACTCGCCTGGGTCGGTTATAATTTTACCGTTATTTGCTCCACCGCCGACTCCTTCTATAAGAGCCCAGAAAGTTGGTCTATGACCGTTTACATTTCCTAATCCAAATAATCTAGCAGCTGAATTTACATCGTTAAGAGGTAAGCCGGCATTAGCACCCTCAGCGTAGAATATTTGATCACCTGTACTTAGGGTGTCTACAATACCTCCTGGCATTGCTGAAGCTGAAGCATAAACTTTTATACTAACTGCTGCACTTATATTAGGGTTATAATTACTGCCGCCTAGTCCACAAACTTGACTTGCTTGAAGACCTGCTACATTAGCAAACGTATCAGTCGATACAAAGAAGCTTGCGGTTGCTAAAGTTTGTACTTCATCTACTGTTGTTACTGCTTCTACATTACCATATGCTGTGCATATACTACTACTAGCGTATGCTCTATAGTAGTACGCACTGTCATCAGAAACAGTATGTTCTGGTCCATCTGCAAATAAGAAAGAATAAGCACCAGTAGAAGAATTAGTATCTATTGATCTTGATATAATGTTTCCGTTTCCTATTTCTAAAGCGGTAGCTGAGCCAGACCAAAATATAAATCCTTTTGATATAAATGCCCCTGTACCTAAATCACTGTAGTTACCGTTAGCTATAAAACTACCAGAGCCTATAGAGCTTTCAGTACTAGTTGATACTGTAGGGCATGTAATAGATAAATTTTGGATATCACCGTAGATTATACCACAGTCTTCTGTTTGAGCATACCCTCTTACGTACCAACTACCAGTTTGAAGGTTATTTAAACTCATGCTGAATGAAGTTGAACCAGAACTGTGAAAGCTACTAGTGTCATCTATAGTCGGGGTAGTAGTTGTAGAAGAGAATACAAACCCTCTTGCAGCATTATTACCAAAGTTCATACTACCGGTTGCATTAATAGTAAGTAGGGTAGTGTTATTAAGTGTGGTAGTTGTGACTGTGGGGCAAGTAATAAGTTCAACTAACTCTCCTTTATAAGAGACTGTTGTATCACTTTTATACTTCCAAGTATTATCGTCATTTAAGTCTCCATCAGTCTTTACTAATTGTATATAGCTACCACTTAGTTCACCGTCATATCTTGCTCTTTCTTTAAGGTGGTATGTATAATTTAGTTCTCCGACTGGTGTTACTATACTTTCTGTATAGCTTGCAGTTAACGCACTTGTTAATTCGTTGCCTAAAAGGTCTGTATATGATCCTCCTGCACTACCAGTAGTATCATTAGTTTCTGTAGAAGAACTATAGTAGTGGAAACTTTGACTTAATTGAACTTGTTTAAGTTTATTTCTTTCTAATAAATGAGGTTTTATAATTATACCTGTATTGATATTAGATCTAGCAGGTACGAAATCTTTTATCATCTTAAATAATACGTTATCGTAAAATTTAAGAGATCTTACAAATTCACCGTAATGGTGAGACTTATAGGGTGAAGAAAGTAATCCTGCAGGTGTTGTTGTATCATTTAAAGCATACCCAAACATGTTAGGGCGGTTATGGGAACCAGATTTAGTATAAACTGTTTCGTCTATTTTTGAATCAGTTTCTAGTTCCCATTGAGTTTGACTTATAGATATTTGAACGCCGGCCGGTATAGTATGAGGTCCTCCGGTTACTTTAAACGCTATAATATTATTATTTGAGTCTGAAAAAGAAACGTTGTGTTTTACAAAGTCAGAAGCTCCGTCTAGCTTTACTTCAGTTACTACCTGTCCATTAATAGACCCAGAATAACTACTATCGTTTTCTTGTCTTAGTATACCACCTGGGTATATTTGTCCGCTTGCTGGTTGAGTAAGTGTAAGAGTGTTTGAATTAGTAACAGCATTGAGGTAAGTAGATGTACTACCTTGTACTAAGCCCCAACTTGGAGTATTAGTAACAGCAACATAACCTCCTCCAGATGCTATTAAATACCCGCTGTTATTAGCTTTTGGTATATCACTGGCATCTGAGTTAGGACTGTAAGGATTTGATCCTGAGTTTTGTGCAGATTGGCTGAGTTGAACTCTATATTGAAAATTACCACTAGATAAATTATTCACATGTGATACGTTACCTACATTGAATCCATCTCCAAGTACAGAGAAGCTGCTAGAGGTAAGTATTACCGGTGCAATTAATGCTTTAGAGTGACTTACTAATGTAGCATAGCTACTCGAATAAGCATCTTTAGGGTTTCCTATATAATTATCAATATTAAATGTAAGTCCGGATGCACTTACTATTTTTTCATTTAGTAGATATGTAGGAGAAAATCCTACTTCTACAGTATGCAGATCGTCTGAGTATTTTTTATCTCTTTGAACGACTGACGTATAGTAAGAGAGGGTGCTGCCGCTTGCTACTATACTTCCAGTATTATCTATTTTTATTTTAGCTATAGAAGAGGTAGACTCAAAAGAAGGTCCAAAATTAAGACTTCCTGAGGTAAAATTACCTCCAATAGTTCTTACATATAAGCCAGGTATGTTTATAGTGTCCGAGTTTGTTATACTTAAATTACTATTAGTCGGTACTCCGAAGGAGCTTATAAGTGCTTTTAATCCTCTCTCTGTCCCTTTAGTTTTAAGTAGGTAAGGTAAGTTATGGTAAATTCTTTTACTTATATCTTTTCTATAATTTTCTAATGATATTACGTTGTTTGAAGCCGTTACAACAGTTTGATGTATGCTTTCACTTGCATATAACTGCCCTGTAAATGTTTTAAATAAATCTTCAGTTGACCTAAAGTTATTATAGACTTTTACTCCAAAATTTCTTAAAGTATCTTGTACTAAGTCTTTAGATATCCCGTATTCTAGTCTATTATCATTATCGTATTTATCAGAGAGAGCTTTGGCATAAACCCATATATTATCAAAATGCTGTGCAAGCATATTAATAAATGTGTTGTAATTAACACTATCGGGATCTTCTCTTAAATATTCAGGTATACTATTTAATAGTTGACTTTCGTTTGATTGATCAAAGCTACTTGCAGATAATATTATTTCTGTAAAGAATGAACCTGTTGCTGAACCGGTAGCTTGAATGTAGGGTTTAGAGTTATTCTGTTTAGGCCAAGAGGTTGAACCTGATTCATAGTATAGATGACGATCGTAGTGATCAAAGTTATCTAATATAGTATTAATTTTATTCGTATAGTAAACCGAGCTTCCAGTTAAGAATCTAGAGCCGGTAGCAGGACCTTCTATATTATCTATTACATCTGATTGTGATTGATATGTTTCAATTAGATTAAGTTTATATTGAAAGTTTCTTACTCTTTCTTCTATAGAACTAAACTGTGTAAAGTTTGCAAAATTATTATAGTGCACACTTATATCTACTCCTTTTTCATTTAACCTACTATGTACTTCCCTATATGTGTTATTAGTTGGAAACGAAAATAAATCGTTATAATTTAAAAACCCTGTAGGAGAATTCTGTTCTTCTGCTTCTTCGATATTAAAGTTAGGGCCTTTTAAATAAGGTACTTTGATCTCATCAGGTGTAATTACTGTATTAACTTTAAACGCAACTGTATCTGATATAATTCTTTCTATAGTTAGTAGTTGCTTTAAGTCGTACTCTTGAGGTAGTGGTTCGTAAAGTTTTACGATTACTGATTTATATTCTCTATAGTCTTGAATATCTATATTTAAACCGATAAGTAAGTCGTTGTTCTTTACGTTAAGTCTGAATTCGTTAAAATAAGATGTACTTTTTAAATCTTCTTTAACTTTATTAGTATACCTTACTACAGCATCTTCTTCAATTTGATTAGTTAACAATCTTACTTCTGTTCTATCTTCTGATATTTGTTCTATAAAGAACTCTCCTCCTTTACCTGTTTCACTATAAAGGTTATCTAAAAAGTTATATACAAAATTTATACCTCCATATGTGTACCCTAATCTTTCTGCATCTTCTTTTGGGTCTAATGTAAGCTCAGACGCTCCTGTTGTACCAGCTGTTTGACTTCCCTGTAAGAACTTTTCATTTCTGTAATCATGGTATGAGTCTATAAGCTGATTATCTTCAGTATATACATGGAGTTCTATCTTATGTTGAAAAGCATCGAATGTTGTATTTACATCAAATGACTCTACTACTTTAACATCGTCGTTCGAAAACTCTTCTAACCCTATAGGATCAATTGGTATTATGTTATGTTTAATTGTTGGCAATTTACTGTATTTGCGTATTAATATCTTGAGTTAACTCGTTAATGCTTTCTATATTTTCTACATTAAGCTCTAATAGCCTTGTTCTTAATTCTGTGATTTCATCTAATAGTGGTTGAATCTCAGTATCATCTCTTTCAAACTTAACTAATTTAGAACTTTCTTTTATTATATATTCATGTGAATTAGATGCTCCTTCAGCAGGTATATCGTAAAACAACTTATCATATAGTCTAAAGAACTCAGCTACTGTATCAGTATCTTCTTCTTGTATATCTACAAAAGTTTTAAAAGAGCTGTCTATAGATTTTTCTAGTTCTTGTTTTTTGTAAACTTTCTTATTTAGTCTTACATTATGCATTTCTTACTACTTTAAAAACGTTAGCATCATCAAAAGTACAAGTAGTTCCGTCTATAATAGATCTAACAAGTATTCTATAGTATCGTTCAGGTTGCAATCCATCTAAGTATAGATCAAAGTAGGGCCCTGTGCTATCACAGCTTACTTTAGTATATCTTTCGTTAAACGGAATAACTAGTTCTTCTGTATATTCATCTTTTAAGGCATATACTGATCCGCTATTTAAAGCATAGTTAGTTCTATAGATACTGCCTGTCGTAAAAGTTCTTGTAGGGTATTTGGGTCTAGAAAGTAATCTAAATCTCTGTTTACCTACATCTGGGTATCTACCTATATTATTTGTTATCTTTACATGAGCAGTTGGCTCATCTAGCACATTTAAGCTTCCTGTTACATAGCTTTGATCATCCCAAGTAAATGTAAGAGAAGGGGGGTATATGGTATTAGTATTAGCACTATAGTATTTAGTTCTTATTGATGCACTTGTATTAAACTCTATACCGTCTTCAAATTTAAGTATGAATCCGTTGTTAGCTAAAGTACCACTGTAGTGTAACTTAACAGCATTAGTAACGTCCATTCTTATATCTAAATCATCATTAGTTTCAAAGCTTTGAGTAGCTTCAAGATCTACTCCTAAAGAACCAGTATACCAAGCTCCACCGCCGTTATAGGTAGCGTTATATGAACCAGTAACTCCTGCTGGAAATCCACCTTGTAGATGCCATGATACCTTACTCTGTGCTTTTGTATATCTCCAACTAACGCCTGAAAAGTCTGCTGAACCTGTGCTTATGTCATCGTGGTACTTTCCTACTCCTCCATCAAAATGCTGTGCTAGTGGATAGCATTCTACAGAGTGAGAGGCTGGTACTTCATATGCTGATGCTACGTTTAAATCTATACTTGCAGACCATAGACTAGAATTAGCTGTTCCAATCTTATTATTTACTACATTAGTAATTTCAGCATCTTTAAAATGTATTAAGGTTCTAGTAGTTTGGCCTACTTCCTGAATAGGGTAAGAACCTATTTCTATCATTTCATCGTACCCAGAGTTACCAGTAGCAACTTCTGTAAATATAAATGCATCTTTATCGGGAAATATTTTATATACTGCCATATCTTAAATTATTGATCTACCTTTTATATCTTCATTAGGAAACTTTACTTCAAATATACAAGGATCTAAAGAAGGGTAAACTATATTATTCTTAGTAGCTCCTTTTACATCATATCCATATTCTGAATAATTTCCACTGTTTAGGTTTATTATTTCTATTTTCTGTACTGTCTGTACACCTTTGACTTTGTCTAGTATAACAGCTAGTTCTGATAAGTTAATAGGTTGGTTTATACTTCTTTTTGTTATTTTAAAGTAATCTTGCAACTCCACATTACAGTTAAAAATTACATCCCTACTTGAGTAGTTAGGTCTTATTTTTATCTCGTAGTTTACACCTATGTTTACTACGAAAGCATCTCTTATATTTATACTATCGGTTACAAGCATAAATTCAGCTAAATACGTTTTTAAGTTTTCTTTTAAATTTTCAGTAGCAGTAATTAGGTTTTGATTGTTGTCGTACCCTAATACGTATAGGGCTAAAGCAAGAGGGTTATTATCTACTATACTGTCATTTAGGTTAGTATTACTTAACTGATCTTGTGCTACATATACTTTAGCTATACTACCGTACTTACTTGGTAAAGATAATGCCCTTACTGTATAGTCTTGTAGAGTAACTGCTCTTCCTTGTTCATTAAATGCTCTTAAAGCATTTTCTCTTAATTCATCAACTGTATCTCCGTCTCTACCGCCACCAGCAGGTTCGCTATTAGTAATAGTAAATGTTCCAGTAGGTAAAGTATCTATAGCTGTAGTTATAGTGTTAGCGGGTACGTTGGCTGAAATACCACCTCCTTTAAGGTATGTTACTGTAAGAGTAGTATTTGACGGTGCAATACCGTAAGATTTACTATAGGTAAAGTTAGTAGGGTCGTAGGTGGTTGTAAGTGAACCTGAACCGTTATAGTTAAGTGAACCTTGATTAGTAACATTTCCTATCGTAGTAGCGTCTGGGAGTATTACAGAGTCGTCATCTGAAAGTGTTCCTGCACCAAATTGTATGTCTAGGTTACCGTTAGATCTAAATCTAGTTACAAACCTTCTCGGAGCTTTTTTAAGTGCTAATACAAAAGGTACATAGTTAGAATCAGAAGAACTATTTTGTTCATCTAAAAAGACAGTATCTTGACCTAAGAAAGGTACTTCAACGTACTCTTTTCCATCGCCGTCTACTATGCTTAATACTTGGACTATATTATCATCTGATATAGTTATAGTTTTAAATTTTTCTGCTGAACCTATTGCGAAATCTTTTACTTCTCTTTTACCTGATATTACTTTAACTTTTTTAGATAATAAATACCCAGTAGGTTGATTAGACCCATCTACACCTGTAACAGTAATATCGGTAGGGTCGTATGAGCTACTAAAATTAAAGTTTACAGCGTTAGGAGAAAAAAATCTAGTTTTACTTCCATCTGATGATTCATATCTAAAGTTTGCCGGAATTGTTTTAGCTTGTGAAAAGTCAGGAAGACCTCCTGCATCGTCTACTGCTTGAGAAATAGTGAGTATAGCTTCTGATGTACCGGTTACTTTAGGTCTATAGCCCATCATATAGGCTAGGTTAAAAAGGTTTTTTGGATCTTTAGCGTGAGTTAAAAATGTTTCCTGAAGTTGAGTATCTTGATAAAAAGATAATACATCACCTACGTAGGAAGCCATTTCTATAAACATCATTCCAGGTGATGTAGGAGAGAAGTCATTATAAGAGTCTGGGAAGTAGTTCTTAGCAAACTCTATAAGTTGACTACGAAAGTCGCTAAACTCTCTGCTCACATATTTTATATCTCTTGATACTGCCATTATTGTATGTTAATTAAAATTTCGTCTTCTATATTTTGATCTGCAATAGCATATCTTAGAAAAAAAGTAATTAAATTAGTATCTGGTTCAGAGCCTACTTTAATTAATGTTGGTTTTATGTTAGGAAAAAATCTTGAAATACTTGCTGATATGTTTTCTTTGATATCATCTAATCTTTCTTGATTTATATTCTCAAATAGCATTTCTCTTATGCCTCCTCCAAAGTTAGGATTAAGTGGTCTCTCTCCTCTATTAGTTAGTAGGAAGTTAATAAGATTTACTTTTAAAGCATCTTTAGTTTGAAAAGTAGAATTAAACACAGCAGGAGCAGCAAATGGAATATCTAATCCAACTGCTTTTCTAGGCTGCCTGTCTAAGGGGTTGATCTTTTTTCTACTTACTGCCATTAAACTCTTGATCTATCTTTTTCTATTGATTTATCGTATATTGCTTTTGCTTTATTTACAAAATCTAATTTGCTTATATCTATACCGGGCATAGGTCCAGCGTTTTGTCCTAGCCCCATATCTGAAGCTATATTAGAAGCAAAGTTAGGTTTCTTAACCATAGAAGAATCAGCATTAATAACATTTCTAAAGTCTTGTCCAGACATTTCTTGTTTAGTCATATTAAGCATTTCTTCTAATGGTACTGTACCTGGGTTCATTCTACCTGTTGACCAAGTTCTTTTTAGGTCTTTTTGTTTTACAGGTTGGAAGTTAAGGTTTGATTCTTTCGAAGGAGCACTAGCTACTCTTACTGCTTCGTTAAGCATTTCTTGTAACTCTTCCTTGACGGCAGATCTTACCTCTTCTCGTATTATTTTACGTAATTGATCTAGTTTCATATTAATAAATAGTTGGTTTATGGAAGTTGATTGTCTATTCTAAATTTTAATTCTTTTATAAGTATTTTTGAATCACCAGCAAAAGATAAAGGACCTTTAAGAACTGCGATTCCTCTGTTGTCGTAAGCTACTGCTTGACGTTGTAGTGCTACATCAGGAGAGTTTGGATCTGTTACCACTTTTATAAGGTATATTTTACCGTTTAGGGCTCTATATTCTTCTTCTTCTGATGATGATATGTTTGAACCTTCAAGTATTGCTTCTCTTTGATCAGCTGTTAAGTTTGGATCTGCTGCACATCTATTAAGTAAAGTGCGTATAAGTGCTACTTTAGCTTGTAAAGGTACGAAGATAAGATTAAAATTTCTAAGTAAGTCTTCTATATTATCTATTTCGTTTTCTATATCTTCTAGTGCTTCTGTAGCCCATTTAAGTTTAGCAGATTGACTTTGAACAACTCCTTGAGGAAGTGAAAATATGACCCCTCCGGCAGGACCAGGAGGAATACCTAGTGTAGTTGGTATAGGATTGTGAGATAATAGATCTATGAGTACTTTAAGTATGTTTACAATTATCTTTAAAGACTTTACGAGCTTATGTAATTTTAATGCTCTTCTATTAGCTGATGTCACTAGTGTGTCTACTCTATCAAGAGATTTATTCATACTATTAAGTACCTTAGGAGGAGGGCATTTTTCTCTTAATTCATCTAAAATTTCTAAAATCTTCTTTTCTGCATACCTTCTAGCAACACCTTCAGCATAAGCGAGTGCTATAGAAGCATATTGAGCGAGGTTAAGTTTTATAGATTTTAATAGTGAATGAGGCATTATTCAGTAAATGTTTTTCTTGATTTAATGGGGGATTGTCCATTAGGGTTAATATATTGTTGTAAGATATCTGCTGTAAATTTTAAGCTAACTCCGTAACCGTTAAGATTAGGTATAGATTTAAAATCTTGAGTTTTAGCAGATTTAAGTTTTCCAGATAAGGTTTTCAATTCATCTACTAATATTTGTAAAAAATCTTCTAGTCTATGTCCAAGTACTACTGGTTCAGCAGATCCTAGTTCTGTATCTCTATTTTTTGATCCTACTCCAAGATATATTTTCTTAGCATCTAAACTTATATAGTCTTCTCCATCTATACCTATATCCTTAGAGGATACGGTTAAACTTTCATTAGACGAAATTAGTATATCTTCTTTTTTAGCATTCAGTACTATTCTATCAGAGTTAATCAGTACTTGAGCTCCTTTATATTTATCAGCAATTATAGTTTTATCTACATTTGATTCAAGTTTAGTACGTGCTTGGTCTAGTGGTATTAAGTGATCTGATGTGATATATATACTTGAGTCGTCTTTATTTATATCTTCTACAGTTGATTTAAGTATATCACCATTAAACGCTCTTCCGTTACTTAATATAGTAAAAGGTTTACCGTCGTTAGATTGGTCTGTAATAGTGTTTTTATTTCCCTTATACCCACCTAATCTAATAGAGTTACCGAATCTACCGTCTATTATGTAATCACCCGGGTTAGGGTAGAGTATGTTTACTTTGTCTAGCTCTTCTATACCTTCTCCGAGATCAGTTCTTTTGGCATCATCTGGAGGAGCAGCATTATGGTTAGAGGCGTTCCATATTGAAATTACTGAGGAGTAATATATTTTAAGTTCACCGTCGCTTCTATCTACAGATTCTCTTGGACCAGGGTTTATTATTACTATTTCGTTTTTTAACGGATATGTTCTAGCTGTGCTATCTAGAGGAAAAGCTATAAATAAATTTTCAGGTTCTTCTTCAAAGTTGTCTTCGTCAAATAAATTATATCGAATAGCACCTATAGTTTTGGTAGCTTCGTAGCTAGGATGGTTTTCATCTAAAACAATATCATATACTCTACCTAATGTAGGCGGTGAGTATCTTCCATTTTCTGCTGGGTTGTAGTCTTGAGTAGAATTAAACCCTAGTCCTAAATTAAGCATCTTCGTCTTCTTTAGAGTTTCCTGCTTCTTCTACCTGTCTTTCTATTTCTTCCTGTTCTTCTATTAGATCTTGAAGTTCTGAAATATCGAATTCACCAGATTCTCCTTTTGATTGTGCTGTTTCTATCCTTTGAATTACTGTGGCTAACTTAATCAAATGCTCGTCATTCTTTACTCCTATCTCCATATATTCTTTTATCATAGGTACAAGCAGAGTAGCGTCTCCTATATTCTCTATAAGAGGTTTAAGTTCACCAATAAGTCCTTTTACTTGTGATTTAGTTTCTTTAGAGTTATCATAAATTTCTCCAAAGAGGTCGGATAGTGTTTTCCCTTTGAATATTTCTTTGTCTAAGCTCATATTGTTTTATAATAAATAGCCTATTCAATTTTATTGTGAAGATAACCTAGATCATATAGTTTTTGGTACTTAGCTTTGAAGTCTTCTTTTAAAACAGTTACTACTTTAGTTAACTTAGGAGTATCACAGTCTGTCATCTCCCTTATATAGATATAAAGTGCTTTTTTTCTAAATATATCTAAGTCGTGTCTTGTTCGAAATACAGTTAATACTGCATCTGCTATTTTCTGGTCTTCTTTCTTTATGAAAGTATCTTCTAAGGTTTCATAGCAGCTTGCGATCCACTCGTCAAGAAATGTAGCTAAAGATTTAGCTGAGGAAGAGTCTAGGTCTAGTTTAGATTCATAAGATTCTTCTATATCAGTAAAGCTACCTATCTGTTTAAGTTTCTTATAATTCTTATTATTATAGTTAATAAGCCACCTTTTGACGATAGTACCAAAATAAGAGTATGCTTTAGCTCCATTAGTAGGATCAAACTTCATAATCTTCTCTTCTAATAGAACTGATACTATTTCGTGTTTAAGATCTTCAATTTTATCAACATCTGTGTAGTAAAACTTAAATGTATGTATAATATTCTCTGCTAACTTGTAGAAAGGTAGGTAAATATGATCTGTAAAGATTTTATTCCTGTATTCTTGATCTGTAGATGTGTTGTATTTTACTATGTATTCTTCTGTCTCTTTTGTAAAGTAGTTAGCTTTCGCTCGTTTCCTTGCCATAATTTTGGGGGAGCATATAGTCGTTTAGTTGCTCCTGTACTGCTTTCATTTGGTTAAAAAATTCACCAACTTCATCATCTGACTGAAAGACCCCCTTGTCATCGAGATTTTGTAAGTGTTGTCTTGACTCACCTATAGTGTTTGATATGTTCTGTAAGTATCTTACTTGATTTTGTGTAATATCTTCGTATTTTTCAACTTTTACTAGTAGGTTTCTAATAAGATAAGCAGAAATAATCAGTAAGGCAACTAATATACCGGTAATTATGTAGAATGTAGTAGGATTTAGTTCCATATTATAAGTTTTTTAGCATATTTGTTAGGCCAGGTGACGAATTTACTCTTTTTCCTGTAGTAGACTTGGTTTTTTGTACTTTTGGTGCAGCTCCACCGGTAGATTTTAACCAAATATCGTATTCTACCTTAGAAGCCATGAAGTCTGCCATGTGGAGTACGTATACTATGTTAGTTTTCATCCTAGAGTTAGGGTTATGACTATAAAAGTATGCTTCATTAGCTTTATCAAACACTCCATCATGTAGTCTGATGCCTAAAAACTCGTTATGACTAACTTTTATGTCAAACTTCTGTAGTATGTATAGAGATCTGTCCGGAATAAGCATGAAAGGTAGTTCTGAGTTAAAGGTATACATCTCATGTAACTTATCTTGCCTCCATTTATCAGTCTGAGGTATATAGTTATGTGTATCTCCATCACCTAACTTACCTAAATCATGAAATATACCAGCAAATACTAACTCTTCATCAGTAAAGTCAATAGTACCACCCATCTCTTCATATAATCTCTTGGATTTAATAGCATACTCTATAACTCTATTAACATGATCTACATATCCACCGGGTATAGCATTATGATGCCATGTTTTAGAACTAGCAGGTGCCATAATATATGTTTCACCTATGTGTTCTATTAGTTTCTTTACCTTATCCTTACGATCACCTATGTAAGTATCTACTATTTTAAGATGTTTCTCGTAGTTTGAATGGATTTTCTCCGCCGTTAATGTCATATTAGATTAATTTCTATTATTATTATATTTATTTATATACCTTTATATATTTATATATACTTTATTATTAAATATTTTTAATATATAATTAAGATAATGTTTTTTGAGCAGAAAAGCAACTATTTCAATGTGATTTTTTGAAAATATTTTTTTACCTTAGTAAATTCACCTGCTTCCCACATAACATCTACCTGTAAATTAAGAGTTCTTCCTGATAACTCTGGTTTAACTCCTATAATTTGCGAGATAATTACCTTATCCCCAACTAATTTACCAAAAGTCTCCCTATCTGCTGAGTTTATTTCATCTAAACTATAGGAATTACGGATAAAGTATGTTAAATCTCCCGACCAATACCCATAAACTACCGGAACTCCGTTATATCTCCATTGGTTTGAAGTGGGAGTAGCGTGAACTTCTACGGTAAAGTATTGAATTTTAGGGTTATCCTCATCAATATCAAAGGTAAACGTACTATTTTCTACTATAGGTCTTATAACAGCAGTGCAATCACCGCCTAAACAAACGGGTTCGACAGAGGTTTCGGGGGCGCATGATAAAAATAGTGCGAAGCCCGCCGCGCAAAACGCGCGAAGTTGCCACGAAAATTTGTTACTTATCATTTTTACCAGTATAACGTTCTCCTAATCTTTCGATTACAGCTTTCG